GATTTGATTATTTCAAAAGGAGTCATATCCTCCCTTTTAATAACCTTACCCTCACCGGTTTCAACAAAAGCATCAGCATCATCTGGAGTATCATATTTAGCGTCTGTAAATAGACCACCAGATTCATACTCATCATCGAAGTTTTCAGGAACAAACAACTGGTTTTCTTCCTGATCCAAAACTTCATCAACTTTAGATTTTTTTTCGGAATTCTTTTCAGGCTCTAAATTCTCTTCTCTTTTCTTTGTCATAAATGAACTCCTTACTGCCTTACACGACCAGTATAAATGTCAAGACTAATATCCTCATCAACCAATGAAATTCTTACAAAACCCTGAGATTTTATTTCAACAACATAATCTCTTTTAGCTGGAAGATTTTTAAAAGTATCCGAAAACATTATGAAGTCAATCTCATCATCGAAATTTGTCAGGTTCTCAACCTCAAATGACTTCTCAAATGTATTGTCATGTAGATTGTGGAAGACCTTGAAAATGATTTTACTTCCATCACCGATAACCTGCGTCTTCTTTGAATTGATAAGACCAATCATCTTCAACAACTCATCAAGCTCTTCTGAAGAAATCTTGATACGAATATCTGGGTCCTTAAAATTAATTGACTTTGGACCCGCTGCTATTGACTCTGGGTTTGACAACAGATAACTAGATTTAGAACTTCCTTCCTTCATAATAACATTCTTCTGCTCAATATCAATTTCAGGTTCTCCTAGAGCCTTGAAGTAGTTATAGAACTCCGGATAATTGTAAAAAGCAACCTGGTCATATTGGAAGTCAAAGTAATCCTTTGGGGCTACCAACTGATATGCGATAGTTGACTCTGAATCTGCTCTTCTTACCAAGACATTTCCATCATCATCCTTCTCAAAAATAACCTGAGTATTGATTGATGTGAGGTCTTTCAACAAATCAAACAATTCACTTTTGTACTGAACTTTAGACATAAACAACTCCTTGTTGAAATGTTCGTCTTTATTTTAATAATAACATGTTTCTTTGATTATGTCAACAACAAAATTATCTGTCGTCGCCAGAACCTGTCAATTTGTCTCTTCTCTTCCTGTCAAACAATTTATCTATATTTGCTTCTGCTACTTCGTCAAGGGACAGATTTAGTTCAGAACACATAGCAGAAACATACCAAAGAACATCTCCGAGTTCTTTCTTCAAATCCTGAACATTGGAATCCTTAATTTCTCCACCTTGATCCCTAAGAATCTTCTTGATTTTTCCTTGTATCTCACCAACTTCTCCTAGACCGTTTGCGCAGTAAGAAAGACCAAGATACTTCATAACAGTACTAGGAATTTCTTCGTAACCACATTGCTTGAACTTGTCAAGATAGATTGCTGTTTGTGAAGCAAGTCTTTGGTATTCATCAAAATTCATTGTTTACCTCCGCAGTTTGTTATTGAGATGTACAAATATTCTATTTTGTAATTCATCAGAAAGTTTATCAATAATTGATTCTATGTCACCATTTTCTGTAATCTTCTCTGCTATATTAAATACTGACATCACAGGACGAGCATATTCTTTACCATCTTCAGTTTTGAAAAACTTAAAATCATCAAATACAAGTGGGATATTTTCTTGGCACCATTTTAATAAGTTGAGCATGACACCACGAATTTCCCAATGAGCAAACTTATCACATCGCATAGTAAATATATGTCTAAGTTCTCTCAAATTAGATTTGAAAACTATTTCTGTTTTAATATTACTAGGAAGAAACAATCTTCTATCATCATTTTTATATATTCCTTTTAAAGATTCATAACAAGAAATTTCATTCTGAGTATTATACACATAATTATATTGTCTTTCTATATCGTCAAATGGAGGACTAACAACATTATACTTATCACAAAAATTATTGAACTTAGAATTAATCTTATCATCTATATTAGATAATGAAGATGCCATAGATAATTTTCTTTCCATTATTAGTTCGAAAGAAAATTCACTATACATCCAATCAACTATTTTTTTAATATCTTTTTTTCCTTGATAAACCAATTGAAAACTTTTAGTTTTAGAATAAATATTTTTTATATCAACATTACAATTTTTATGTAATACAATAGATAACCATTCTAAAAATTCTTTACAACCAGAGGTAAAAGTTAATTGTCTTTTCCAATTATTTTTATACCAACCTATAAAACCACCCCCTTCAAAAAATCCTCTTATAAAACTTGACAAATATTCTTTTGGCAAATTTTTTTCTATAAGATTATATCTGAGATTTAGTGATTTATTTTCTTCACATCCATAAACATTTTTGAATAAATTATACAAAGATTTAGAACTTATATTAAGTTTAATTAATCCTTCTTTTTCATATGGATATATATTACCACCAATAATAAAATGTAATTGTTGTAAATATTCTATATCTTTTATTTTAAATGAGATAACATAATTAGAACCATTATTATATAAATTTCCATTTGCAAATAAAAATCCTAATATCTGAGCATAAACATGATTAATATTTTCTGGTTCAAAATTATTAACAATATCAGAAGAAAAACAAAAATCTCCACGTTCTCTAATTTGGATATTATTATTTTTAAGTATATTAATTATAGTTTGTGAGTTACATCCATATAATTTTGATATTTGATTAGCCGATTTGCCAGTTTGATAAATATCTATTATATCTTTTTCATCCTCAATAGAAAACTTACAAAAAATATTTCTTTTATTTTGAATACTATCATATGAACAATATCTCGTACTTTCTTGGGCATATGACAACAATCTATGTCTAACTAATTCATGAGTTAAATATCTGCTTATATTACTTAATTTAACTGTTAAATGAGCGAACTCAAACATAGCAAAATGGCCTCTATTCATCAAATTCTTAACTAACTTTTTATCAGTCTCAGGAGTAGCTTTATCCTGAGACTGATAACATGTTCTTGCTGCTGTTGCTATGTCTTTAATCACATCTTCAGGCTTAGTCAGCACTTCAAATTTACCAGCATTTTTCAATATTTTCATTATTCATCAACCCTCAAGTGTTTTTACATTCCTACAAATTTCTGAGGCTCAAAATGGCTTTTACAATAAAGACAATTCATATTACTCTCCTGATTTTTCTTTAGTAAGTTCTTGAATAAACTCTTCATCATCTTCTATATTTTCAATTTGTCTCTAAGAATATTATTACAAAGCTGATTGAAAGTAATGTTTCTTCGGTGGGCTTCTTCGTAGAGTGGAAGAAGTTCTTCTATTGAAAATTCTATCTCAACTTCTTCCATGTTTGAGTTTTCTTCTTCTTCAAGAACCCATTTACTTATATCTTCAGAAAGCTTAGGGTTCTCATCCTTGATGAATCTGGAATATGCCATCAGAGCCTCTCTTGAGGCTCTGGCATATACATCACTTCCTTTTGGCTTCAACACAAAGTATTTCATCTCTAAACCAGACATATTATAAACTCCTTTCAAAAATGAACAAATATCATTCAATATCAAAATTATATCATATTATTGAAATGTTGTCAACTATTTTCAACCACAACCTGCGTATCCACATTGTTTACAAACAAAACACCCGGATTCCATTACAAGAGTAGACTTACATTCTGGACAGTTCATTCCAACTATCTCTTTACCGTCATCAATGGTTGATCCGATAAACTTTCTTACTGCTGTTAGTAAACTTGAAATATTGTCACCTTCTATATTAGTCAACGCAACTAAAATATCTTCTCTTGGAACGTTGTGTCTCATACAAAGTGAAATCATTCTCGCAAGTCTATTATGTGGATAATCACCCAAACACTTTTCCCAAGTATCGTCAATTATCCTATGGTCAATTCCAACAGCAATTGCTAGTTTTGTAAGAGACTTACAAGCACGATTACAAGCTACTGTTTCTTTCTTGGCGTTTGTATGAATCCACATAGCTACTGGATATCTAAGTTCCTTGTCATCTGGAAGGTAACTAAAATGTATATAAAATTTCGCACCCTCTCTTTTGATTGTTGTTGTGGGTCCATTCAAGAAAACATCTGGAAGCTTGATATCCTTTTTCATGATTTCCTTCTTCTCTTCTGCCTTCTCAAGAGAACTCAACACAGATTCCATAGAACCTTCTCTATATGTTGTAAATCCTATCAATCCCTTCTTCCATGCTTCAAGATAAAGATTCTTGAATTTTGTGAATGAATAGTTCTTTGGAATGTTACATGTCTTGGAAACAGACTGGTTACAGTAATACTGTACGACTTCTTGAATGTTGATATGGTCTTCAATTTCAAGATTCTTGGTTGTCACAATATACTCTTTATCAATGTCTGAGAAGTTTTCCAACAACCACTGATAACCGTAGTCTCTCATTATGTGAATTTCACAAAGACCTCTATTGTGTGGCTCATAGTAATACTTCTGCCCATTGAACTCACCTTTCCAGTAAACAAAATCCTTCTCTTTTTCTTCCTTCAGAATCTTCTTTACATTGTTGGAATTCAAACCTTCTGGCCAATCACAAATCACCTTCCTTTCAATTTCCAAATCATATACAGGCTCAATACCATTTGATACATTATCACAAATGACTGATGTGTTTCCAAGTGGAGGATTTGTTGTAGTTTTAGCATTTCTAACACCATGATCCATTATCATTTTCTTAGTCTCTTCACTAAGTCTATCTGACTTGAAGTAATCAGTATTTGTAAACTTTTCCTTGTCATACAACGGAAACGTTCCCTTTTCTGCCGCAAGTTTTGCTGATGCTTGCCAAGTTATATTTTCTTTGAGTCTGACTAATTCTTCTACGAACTTTACAGATTCATCACTTCCATATCTGATTTTGAGCATCATTAGAGTGGAGCCAACTCCGTTGAGACCCATTCCAAATTGCCTGTTATTTTTAACAGCCCACTCATATGCTGGAAGAGGCAAATCTGTCAAGTCATTTACATTATCCAACATTCTCGAAAAAACTTCAATATCATTTTTATATTGCTCAAAGTCAAATTTTGTATTTCCACAATCGTCTATGAATACATATTGTGTGAGGTTGACGGAACCAAGAAGACAAACAGTAGTGAGATATGGATTACCTGGAATTTCACCACACGGGTTAGTACAGTTACAATCTCCAAGATACTGAATTGGATTATTTCTTCTCATGTTATCATAGAAAAGAACTCCGGGTTCAGCACGATTATATGTTGACTTCATAATAAGGTCATAAAGATGCTTTGCCTTGACTCTTTTGTAAATCTTACCATCAAAATGAAGCTCGTACATTTCGTCATTTTCAACAGCTTTCATAAAAGCGTCGTCAATAAGAACACTGATATTAAATTTAGTGAGTCTTCCTGGTTCCTGTTTTGCTCTAATAAATTCTTCAATATCTGGATGCCAAACAGGCAATGCTCCAAGCATAGCACCTTTTCTTGTTTGCTTCTTGACAATAGACTTTACTTCATCAAACTCTTCCTTTGTCAGGTAGTTCTTCAAATTGTCACTATAACCATCATTGTCACCTTTAACGATACACTCTGATACAGCATCCCAGATGTCCATGTATGATACTATACCAGGGTGCCTTATACCTGTTCCCTTTATCAATGATCCTCTTGGTCTTATGAATCCAAAGTTAATTCCATAACCACCCTCAGAAGCAAGAGTTTTTGCCTGTTCCATTATTGTCAAGAATATATTTACCAAATCATCAGGCGTATCTGGAGTGTTCATGTTGATAGTATTTTCTATCAAGCCATCTTCCGATTTTCTAACATACTTTATTTCCGCATTTCTAACAGGACCATTTATAAAACAATTCATCAAGGTTGCTTTATCATACGTAGTTCCTGCGTTGGCAGTAATTCTTCCACCAGGAGTACACTTTAAACCAATAGGATTACCCTCTTCATCAAATTTGACAAGTGTATGTAAGAACTTTTCTTCCCACTCTTCAGGGTTCTTCTCTACAGAAGCAAGAGACTTTGCTATTCTTTTGAAAGTTTCTATTGGTGTCTCATCACCAAACTGATATTTTTTCTTCCAATTTTCATATGCCAGACTTGTCTTAAAAAAGCTTGATTTCATAAAACTTTCTCCTACTTATTGAAAAGCTCCCTTTCGGTTATTATCTTGAATTCGAGACCTCTCTTAGCGCAAAATTCCCTTGCTGCATCCCATTTACATCTGTTAGTGACGTAAGTGTGCGCCTCGTAGATATATCTCTTTCGGGCTTTTCTGTTGTTGTTTTTGGGTTTCTTTGGTGGTCTTGTTTGTGATGCCGGTTTAACTTCAATGACGAACTTCCTTTCATTTCCATTTTTATCAACTTCCTCAAAATAAAAATCTGGATAATATCTGTGAATCCTTTTGTCAATAGCGCTTAGATAAGGTATTTCTAAACACTCAAACCCCCATTTCTTTATACTTGGAGAGTGGTCACAAAAGTAACAAAATCTAGATTCCCAAGAACTTCTGTACACTGGGTTTTTGGCTCCAATATACTTTTTCTTATTCTCAACTTTATATTCACCAATGTAAAATCCACTTTTTCCCTTCTCCATAAACTCCTTCTACTTTAGCGATTTTATTAATGGGCCATAGTTAGACCAATCATCCATCATCTTATTCAATCTATTTCTGGAGAAGAACTTCATAAGCTTAGAACCGTCTATATCTTTAATCTCGTAATCGTTGTACGTTTTCAATATACCTTTTGACAGTTCTTTTGGAATGAAGTCAAAGTCAATAAGAATTCTATTTCTCAGATAATTGTTCTTGACTTCTTCATTCTCCTCAAGAAAATCATCCAATCCTTTCTTCAGTATAGCTTCAGCAGTTGCTTTACCTGTTCTTGGCTTTATTGCGGGAATAGTATCGCTCTTATCACCAGTGATAACTTTTATATCAAGTTCTCTCTGTGGATTTATACAGTTTACGATCTTATTCTTTATAGGATCAAACTGCTTATTGTTCTTATCAATCAACAACTGATGAAGGTCTTTATCAGTCGATACTATCACATTCTGACAAGAGCTAAACTGCTCTTTTACAAGAACGGCAATAATGTCATCTGCCTCTGATCTTGGATGTTCTATTGTATATATAGTCGAAAACGTTTCTTTTATTTCTTCTCTGAATTCATTGAAAACCGGAAAGAATTTCTGAAAGTCAACAACAGCCTTGTCTCTTGCTTGTCTTCTATTATTTTTATATCCATCAAAGTGGTCATATCTCCAACTTCCTTTTGTGTCAAAAGCGAGAATAACTTTCTCAGGATTAAACTTTTCTATTGTTGAGAAAAGACTATTCATGAATAAATGTCTCCAAAAGAAAAAAAAATTTTCGTTATCTTGAGGATTCATAAAGATAGCTGAGAATAATGTTCTGTAGGCTAGATTATGCCCATCAAACAATAAAGTTTTTTTCTGATTTTTTATTACTTGTTGATCTTCAACAGAAAATAATTCTGATAATGAACTTTTATTCATTTGTAAACTCCTTTTTAAGTGTTTTATGTATTATAACATTTTTATATTCAATCTCCAAAACTTTTTTTCTTCTAAATGTTTCTTTAATATTATGTCTTTCTTTTTTAGAAAAATATTCATAAAAATCCATTCTATTAGATAATACATATATCCATTTACTCGAAGGATTATTATAACCTTGTTTAGCTAAACTTATTTTTTGTTTATGTTCTTCTGAATATTTTCTTCCTTTTAATTTTTTACTGAGATTTTCTTTAAATTCTTTGCTTCGTATTTTTCCAATGTTTTTTCCAATCATAGATTGACGTTGTTTTATTTTACTTTCTTCACTTTTTGTTTTACCAATCATTGATTGACGTTGTTTTTCCTTTTGTTCTTCTGAAATAATTTTACCTTATTGGTGGTTTTGTAGATTATATAAGTACTCATAAGATACCTCCACATAAGGTTATTAGTAAGAGATTGATTGATAATTCTAATGTTGGATATAAAAC